ATAAACTAATTCGTGTGGAATTTCTTCTTCTTGAGTAGGGCATATAAATATATCTGTATCTTTGGGGTCAATACCATTATCAATATCACGTAACCAACCACCAGCCACATACGCCTTAACACCATGACCCAACTTAGATAATAAATCAATGACTTCTTCTTTACAGGGCTTATCTACTTTAACTGCTTTAAGCAGATTACCTAAATTTAACTTTCCCATATTGTATACCTTATTATTATTATATTTTAACTATACATCCTGTAAACCCTAATGATTTAAAAAATACAGATACATCCCCAAATGCACCAAGTTCTTCTATCAATTCTTCATCGGTTCTTAATTTCATACTATTAGATAATTGGATGTTCTTATCTAATATTTCAGTATCAGTAAAGTGGTTTCTTTTTTCTTCAAGGTGATGTGCAGTAACAATATGTTCAATTCTCAAATCATGGAAATGTGTTTTCTCACATATAATCATTCTACCATCTGGATTTAAACTATTAGCAATTTTATTAAGTGCATTAATCCTATCATGGTAGCCAAGAAATTGAAGAAAGAACATACTTGTTACTACTGAACAATTCTCAGGCATTGACCATGTAAGAAAATCTGCTTTACAAAATATCTTATTCTGTGTACGGTTTTGTATTGCACCTTCAATCAAATCACTGCTATCTACACCATAACAATCAACTGACCAATCAACATCCAACTCATTTATAAATTTACCAGTTGAACACCCAACATCTACAATAACACTGTTAGGTTCAGAAAACGCTTCAGTAAACATCTTAACTTGATTGTACATATATTCGTAGTTTGGAATTGATAATGATATGTGTTTATCAAAGTCACGTATTTTATCGAACTGAAATGTATTCATTATAATTCATTATCCTTTCACCAATATACTGAACTACTGGCACTGTCATACCACTTGCTGTAAACATATTTTTAAGTGTAGATTCTATCAACCAATCTTCAGGAAACCCTTGTAATAACATTCGTTCTTCTGGTGTAACCCTTCTCAGGTTTCCTTTTGATGAAATTAAATCAGCGGTATCGCGCTTCAATATAGTAGCACTAATTCCTATTGTTTTGTACTCACCATGACTTTGTTTAGTAAAGTAGGCAAGTTCTTCCCCTTGTTTATCGCTCTCTGATAATAACCATTCACGGCTCTTGTTGATAAGTTCCACTTCGTGCTTACATTCATTTTGATTACGTTCTTTAAGCTGGAAGAAATCGGTATTGGGGGTGATTCCATCCCTGACTCCCACAATGTAAACTCTACGTCTACGTTGCGGCACTCCGAAGTATTGTGAATCCAACATCGTCCAAGCCGCATCGTACCCGATTTCGGCAAAGTCTTGAAGCACTTTTTCAAGTCCACGGCTACGCAAGGCACTGACGTTTTCAACGATTGCGTATGCTGGTCTATATTCGTTAATGAGTCTTTTATATTCATACCACAATCCTGATTGTTCACCTTCTAACCCACCATCATGTTTACCTGCAAATGAAATATCAGTACAAGGGAACCCACCACAAAACACATCAATCGGTTCGTGGTTTTCTCTTAACATATCACCTGTTAATTTCTGTATGTCATCATACACGCGCACATCAGGCCAATGTTTATTTAATACTGTTTGCTGGTACTTATCTATTTCACAGAATGCAACAGTGTTCATTCCTGCATTCTGTAAGCCCAAACTAAACCCACCTATCCCTGAAAATAAATCAACAACGTTCATATAACCCCAACCGCACTCAATCGTTTATAGATATATTCCCAACTGGTAGTTTCCCAATCATGATTCCACATTAAATGATTAGGATATTCATCACGTTTTAATGTTTCTTGTTCATCACATACTAAACAAATTATTTCTTCAGGGAATTTGTTCTTGAAGAATATCTCTGATTCATCACTCATGCCGATTTTGATTCACGGTCATGTAATATACCTTTAATCAACTCTACATCAGAATCAGCATCAAGCATATTTCGTTTAACGTCTTTACGTTGTCGATATAAATCTTCCATCATTTCAGGTAGGAATCCTTGTTTATCCCGCTTAAAGAATGCTTTGTTAGCAGCCATTGATAAATTAATATCTTTTAAGAAAGATAAATCAGCCGTTGCATTTACTAAATCAGCTATACCAAATGTTAATGGATTATCAATTAAATCTCTATCAACCATCATTTCAGGTGAGATATTGTATTGCATTATTAAGTGAGGGTATAGGCCATCTAAGTCAAATGATACCACCCATTTATGTAAGCCCGTTTTGGGGTCGAATACAACAGCACCTTTATATTTTTCATCTTTACTGAAATGTGACTTTGGAGGAACTACTACATTATCCGCTAAGAGTTTATTATAAATAAGAGTATCCCACATACGAACTTGTGAGAAAACATCCTTATGTGGAATCTTACACATGTATGTCAGTGTATAAACCAACATAAGCAACTGTAATTTATTATCCAGTCGCATTACCAGATGTGTGTCACGAATATTATAATCTATGTAAGTATTATAATCCTTTTCATACAAGTCATCCAGATTACCATATTCACTGTAGTCTAATTTACGTTCACCCAATTCAACATAAGCAATGTAATCCAGTGAATATCTTTCACGCATTTTATATGTAAACTTCTTATACATGACCATGTAATCAAGTACACTAACACCATTCAAGGTATAATAAACATCACCCTTGAATTCACGACTAGTCACAGCCATTCTTGAAACTTTTCTAGCAGCCGGTGCTAAATAATCAACATATTCATCACCCATGATGTTTGAAATGCGATTAATTAGGTAAGGAATATCGAACCCTTCAACGTTCCAACCAGTGATTACATCAGGATTTAATTTTTCCCAATAGGTTAAGAAATTGAAAAGTAAATCCTTTTCATTCTGTGCATGGTAATGAGTAACGTTCTCAGGCAACTTTTTTGTATATTCCTTTGAACCAAATACCATATAGGTATCATTAACTTCAACAGTAATGGCGGTAATCATCTGATTAGCTTTAGATGGTTCAGGAAAACCCTGCCCCATTTTACATTCTATATCAAGATTAGCCACAACCAGTTTGTCAATATCCCACTTTATTTCATTAGGATATTTTTGTGCAATAAATTGCGCCCACCAATTCTGATTACCATAGATTGGAAAGTTTGAAATATCTTCATGCTCTTTAATAAAATCTTTAGCTTCACGGATATTATCAAAATTTATAACATCAAGTTTCTCACCCTCAATACCACGATACTTCGAATCCTTTCGAGTATGAACAAATAGTTCAGGTTCTACATCACCAAACGATTCTCTACGTTTACCTTCAGCATCAATCCATCTATGTAGTATCTTATTTCCAACCTGTGATACATTTGTATAAAACATTAACCCTTCCTAACACCTTCTTATGTGATTGTTTTTAACTCATTAAACTTCTTAAGAGAAACAAGAGCTATTCGGTTATAACATTCATTACACAAGTAATAACTATTTGTCACAGCCGATACTCTATTACCATCTCTGTCAGTAAACCCGTTAACAGAATTAGTATAGAAATAAAGGGGTCAGCTTACACCAACCCCTCTGTTTATGTCAAGACTTTTTGGAAACATTATCCTGAATAGTTAGCACGTTCTCGGATAGTTGCAAAGTCATCTTCAATCAACAGTTCACCATCACGATAAACAGTAGGCATCATTGAGTTGTAACCAATTGGCATTTCACCAACACGTACTGTTAGTACATTCCCAAACCCATCAGTTACTGTATCAAGAACACCGCGCTTAGATGCTTTACTTGAATCACCTACTGGATTCTTATACACATCACGCCATTCACCATTAACACAGATAGCACTAACCTTCATAGCAAACTTCAATGTGTCACGATTAATAGGTTGTACATCTGAGCCTTGAAGTAGCGCACCACCCATACCGAAAGCTAGGTTATCAACCGTCATTTTACTCTTGTGAAGATTTTGCAAGATATTTTTAATGCTCATACGGTTAATACCATCACCTTGAATGACGCGCACATTGCCCGGTAGTGTTTTAAATCCTTGTTCATTCTCAGTGTATCCGAATTTATCCATTAAGATTTTAATAATCTCAATTGGTACAGTTTCTGGATTGCCTGAGTCTGGACGAATTACTACAATTGCACCAGAATCAATAACTTCCTGTTTCAGTTCATCACCCCAAAGGTTTCTAGCAGCATTGTAAATATCATAGCTATCAGATACAACAGCTAACATTTTACCATTACCACCAAACTTGTTCAGCATATTTCGATATGCATCAACTTCGTTTTCTTCACCCCATGTTGTGATAGTGCTGTGTTCAGCAGCCGGAATAGAGAATCCAGCACACTTTTCATTATACCATCTGCGACCAGCAACCAATGCAGAAACTGTATCAGTGCCCATGAAGTTAACCATGTGTGCAAGGCCACCAATCATTGAAGATTCCATTGAACTTGCACCACGTGAACCGAAGTCATGTAGTTTAAAATTCAGACCATCTTTAGAACCATCCATGTCATAGTACATTTTCATGAATTGTTTGATAGTCCAACTATTTGTAGCAACAGTTGTTGGATACCAAATTGCACGTAGTAGTGCAGTTTCAACCCATGTAGTTAACCACGGAACATTCTTATCAGTGTTACGAACTTGAACCAGTGCAGTTCCTAGTGGTGTGCGTGTACCTTCAGGAATTGCACTGATTTCAATTGGAAGCTTACCACCACATTGATTCACAATGTACATCCAACCATCAAAGTTAAATGGTACACCGTGCATTGCGTAAATATCACGTGCTTCATATAACTCTTTACGGGTAATAGGTTTTGTCAAGTATTCCTTGATAAAAATTTGCAGGCCGAAAAATAATACACTCTGATAATCTGGGTCATCCGCACCACGTGCTTCAATGTAGGATGAGATATATTCCGTACCTTCAGGATACTGTTCGTACATGGATACTTTATAACTATCTGTGTTTAAAATAATATTGTTATTCATAATAGACTCCCTATTAATGTTGTTTAAGTTTAGTTAACATGTGCTTGATAATGTGCCAATGTTCTTCATACATTTCAGTTGCCATGTCATTTATTTCTGCCAGTGAAAACCACTTAGCAGCCATAGCATCGTCAGAACCTTTAACTCTTGGTAGAGATTCAGAATCGTCTAATTGGTACAGGTATGTGTGTGTGATAGTTCTACCACGTGTAGACCGATTAGGGTCATCGAATACTTCACTTGCAACAATGGAACCCTGTAGAACCTTTTCAGGAACTTTAACGCGGGTTTCTTCACGCAGTTCACGAATACTCGCGTACTCTAATGTTTCATGTGGGCCGATAAATCCACCCGGCAATGCCCACTGACCATTACCGGGGAATCCGCCTCTCTGTATGAGTAACACATGACCTGATTGATACACAACAGAATCAACCGTTACAAATACAGGTGGATAAGGTGCAACCGACCATGCCTTTTTATAATTCTCAACAAAGTTATGTTCTTCAACCAACCCATCATATTCATCTGTGTATATAAATTCTTTATCAATCCATTCATACACATTAGGTGAAATTACACCCTTAATGAAATGATAATTACGTGTATACAACAGGCGACGAATCTGTGTTGCATCAATTATATTACCTTTTTCTGGATACGAACCTATAGGTATATAATCCCATTGAGGGAATGAGTTTAGATAGAATGAACTATGGTCTTTATCGTGACCAATAACACCAATCTTCTGACACATACGTGGGCCTGCATATTCATTAACAACTTCACCCACGTGTCCAACCCAGAGATTATTATCATAGGTATAATCGTTGATAAATTTAATTGCACCACATGAATTATCAAAATCAGGTAATGCTCTTAGAATCATGAAATACCTTTCATCACCTGTGAAAGGATTTTTAATAGAACGACCAACATTTGATGAACCTATTAGAATAAGAACTTCATCTGCTAGTTCCTGAGCAGCACGAACAACATATTCATGTGCATTGTGGAAAGGTTGAAATCTACCTATGTAGATTATTAAATCATACTTTTTATTTGACATTATTAGACTCCCTAATTGTCGATTTACTGAAGTAAAACATTTACCTCATTTGATTTAGCACTTTCATTACCCGCTTCATCTGTAGCAGTTAATGTAAAATACCAATTATTTTTTGGTACATCAGTTAGTATATAGCTACACCGCATTTTAAATACACCACATTGTGTATCATATGTAGTATGGGAACATTCAATACTGACTGAGGGTATCTCAAGTGTTATAGGGTGAACACCACTTTGATTACCATAATATAACGTATATTGTATATCACCTACAATACATTCATCTGACATGTATCTCGTTACTGTATTCCAAGATAACATTAAATCTCTATCAGGTAAAGTGTTAATCACTAAATCTGAAGTGGTATCACTGGTGCAGGATAAAACCATAACCAGTGATACCATCACTACAAATCTGGATAACAATTTAATCATTATGAGATTATGTTTTGGTCAGGAACCATCAACCCCACGTCATCAAGAAACTGTTTGCGGTAGTTATCAACCAGTGCTTCTTTTGGTGATAATACATGACGTACATGGTGTGGCTTATATAAACATTGAGTTTCTTCAACCAACTGTAAGTATGGCATAAACATCAAGCCTTGACCATCTTCACGAACCTGAACAGCAACTGGTTTATCCAACACAACACCGTTCTCATCATTGGATATTTGAACACCCATCATGTATTCACCAGTATCCAGTATCAACATTATAATAGTTGTACCCATATTATTCACTATCTCCATTTTCATTTAAATTAAACAGTTTTTCATACAATGTATGAAGTTCATCTTGTGTTTCAAAATAATCTTCAGCCATTTCTTTTTCACGCAACTTAATCATAAGCGTAATTGCCGAACCATCCAATTCATAGTCATCTTTCAAAGCCTTCTTAGCTTCTTTGATGTAATCATTCTTCGCAGCAATCATTGTTTTAACATTACAAATGTCATCAATGACTTTGGCAATATCTTTCAAATCTTGGGGGCGCGATGGAATCTTAACTTTAGAACTTTCTTCAATCGACATAATATAATTACCTATTTATTATTGTTATTTGGTAGGCGGGTAGAATACCACACCTACCAATAAAGTACAACTATTTTTTACCAGAAGAACCAAATCCACCCGAGCGAGTTGTTTTCTTAGCAGGTTTCTTTGAAAGTGAAACCACGTCAATAGCATTTGAGTGAATCACTTCTACCAGTTCAGCTTGTGCTATACGTTCACCATCTGCTATCCATACTCGCGCGCGCGATGTGTTGTGGATTGAGATAAACATCTGTTCAACGTAATCATAATCAACTACACCTTCACAGTTTGAAAGGTTTAGACCAGATTTCCATGATAGACCAGAACGGGGGTGTATACGGATTGAATGGTATTCTGGAATATCAAAAACTAGACCAGTTGGGATTAACGCTCTATCGCCGGGGTTTAGCCAGATACCAGATTCATCACGGGCAATTTCATCACGGGCATTTCGAGTTGTTTTTTCATTGTTAGAATCATAAATATTAACTTCAGTTGAAGGTTTCAAATATGCCTTTAAATCAAAACATGCTGAACCATTAGTAGCCCACAACGGGTCAGATGCATCACTATAGATTTTAAATAAACCTAACTGCATTGCTTTTTTAGATTCATGTTTCTGTGTACGCTTTGGAGGGGTTTTATATTCCGCTTCTGTTTCCATAATATATTTTACCTTATTTTTCTTTGTTAGAACCGATTGTATATTTTGTAATTAATTCCCAATCGTGTTTAGCTTTATGTGAAATTATTTTCATTTGATTCATTTCTGCAAAATCAGAAACTGTGAAAAATGATTCTTTATTAACCACATCAATCATATTCCATTCACTTAATAACTTGACGATTGTGTTTCGTCTAGCTAAATCAACATCTGTAATATCTGAATGTTTACCATCTAATGCAAACAATTCCTTGAAATGTAGAATGGCGTAACGACCACGTTTATGTAATATGTGGCAAGATTGATAAAGTGTTTTAGGGATTTGTTTTTCTTTTACCGCAACATCTTTCAGTTCATTGCGATATAGAATATCCAAATCAACACCAATTCGTGTTAAGGTTTCCTTAACCTTTAAAAAATCTTCACTTGTTTTGAGGGTGATTTCAACACCTAATCCCTCGAAAATATCATCAACACACGAACTCATTTTTGCCACCTCTATACAATCTCTTTTCTAATTCCTTACATTGTTCAACTGTCAGTAATTTGAGTGCATCATTCGCCTTTTCATACGAATAATCATAATACTCTTTTACCACTTCCAAGTATTTATCATGTTCAGATTTGTGCCATTTCGTGAATCGCTTTTTCTTGCGCACAGAATTGACATAGAAAAGATATTGATAGTTCTTAGGTGTATTCACATAGTGGTTCATTTCATTGGCTAACACAACCGTATCAATGAAATAACTCAATGTACGATTAATAACAAACGGAACATAACCCTTTTGAACTTCTTCCGGTTCAATTATACCTGTTTTATTATTAATCGAATTTAGAAAATCACCTAATGCGGCCATTACTTTAACTCACAATTCATCATAAGTTCAGTGAAGAATACCACAAGGTTAATTTCCTTATCCGTAACGAATGCATTCTGATAATCATATTGATTATAAAACATCACCACATTAGGGATTGATGGTGAATCAAACAAATCATATGCATTATCCACAACACTGCGCATAATCATTATTGGGTCATGGTCACTATTTTCCGCAACCCATTTACGCATCTTTGTGAATTCTTTTTTCTTTAGATACCCCATGACCTCATCAAGGGATGTACCAGAAATCTTGCTAAGAGCATCACCTGTGATACCTGTTGACGCAAACCCCTGTAATTCACTAAGAACCTTTCTGAAATCAGGGAAGAATTTCATAATAATTTCAGCAACCACTTTTTGGTCAAATTCAACTTCTTCATTCTTGAGTATTTCTTTAACCCGTTTCATGAATTGACCGGCTAATGCAGCCGATTCTTTTCGATTAAATTTAAACTCAATTTCAGTTAAACGTGAACGCAACGGTTTAATTATCCGATTTGGATAATTAGCCGTGAATATGAATCGACAATTCTTACTGAATTCTTCAAGGAATGAACGCAATGCTGGTTGAGTTGAATTAGCATTAAGATAATCAGATTCATCCAGTATAACAATTTTAGTACCACCTTCCAGTGATACACTTGATGCAAACTTACGTATCGTAGTACGCAATGTATCAATGTTACCATCTTCAGATGCCTTTATGAATAACATATCCGCACCAAGTTCACGGGCCAATGCACGTGCAATAGTTGTTTTACCCATACCTGAATCACCAGATAAAAGTAAATTTGAGATTTCACCTTTCTCAACAAACCCTTTGAATTTATCTTTATACCGTTCTGGTAAAATACATTCATCAATAGTTTGTGGGCGATATTTTTCTACATATAGAAATTCGTCATCTATCATTATCTACCTACCATATTAACTGTTCGTTCCATCTGTGATATAATTGACCCTGTTGGATGGAGTTGTAGAAATTGACTTACAGCCGAACTAACAGCAGTGTTAACCATTTCACCTGTTATTTCATTTAACCCCATAGGGAAGTATACCATAAAGGGGGCATCATATTCTTCATCGTTAGGTTTTGTTGCAACCGCTTTAAACCCAATAAATCTATACAATGCCATTACACACCCACCGATACCCAATAACGGATATTTTCTTTATCGTTTTTAAAGTGAATGAACATACCAGATTTCACTTCAACGTCATAGTCAAGTGGTAGCATTTTGAGATATTCAATGGATACCTCATCTGAAAAATCTTCAACATCTGAAGTGTCTATGTGTTGTTTAAATTGATTACTGGTTGAGTTATCAACATCAGTTACAATCAATGATACACCAGCAGCATCATTACATAGTTTTAATGTGTTAAGTTCAAGAATATTGGATGCCTTAGTTAGACTAAGCAATTCATCTTGTGTAATACTGAACTTATTTTTACCTTCAGGGAATGAAGGCATTTTAGTAACACCTGTGACAACAGTTGGTGACGAATAATAGTAACGCACAGAAGATTTACCTTCACTGATAGTTACATACTTTTCTTCAAACTCAAGTTCAGGGTCATTGAATATAGAAATGGTTGACAGGAATTCGTTCAAATCGAATATGCAAAATTCTATTGGGAACTCAACATCAATATCACACTGAGTGAAAATATTCTTCTCAATTGATTTGGTTTGAATTGACGAACCCGCCTTAATGATTATTCCAGAATTAATCGTTGCAAAATTCTTTAGAACGGCCAACACCTTTTTAGTTAGCTTCATACTATACCTCATACATAATAAAGTATGAATGCTAACATAAGTGAATTGTTATTGCAAGTATGTGTGTGTTTCTTTTAAATTATCATACACCCATATTAACTGTTCAAGGGTTAAATCCTCATAATCAGTTGTGACCAATCCACAATATGCATCATTGATTACACCCTGTTCAGTGAAGCCCATAATAGCGAACGCATCTGCATCTGTTTCATCTGTAGAAATGTACGTGGCCATTGTGTAACCGTCACTATCAAGTGAATCTGGATATGTGCATAACCTTAAACAACCATTCTCACCGATACCTTTAGAGTAACCAGAACCATGTAGATAATCTACGGTTATATCTTTAATGGCTTTGGTGATTTTATCACGCCATAAATCAATTTGTTTCTGCATCTTTGCTGTGTTTATTGATAGACTCATGATTACACTACTCGCAAGATTGCACAGGCTTCAGTAACAGGCTTCAGGTCACGTAGATATTCAAGGGCACGTTTTAATCTGAAACGATTAAATGTATTGCCACGCTCAGGATAAAGTTCAATAACCCTGCGCTTTAGGTATGCACTGTTTCTCAGCGCCTCGGTGATTACAGCCCTTCGTGCCCAATATGCAACAGGGTCACGTAAATCTCCATTAGTTGCGTTAAGAACTTCTTTAAACTGTTCAATGTTTTTAGTTGCAGAATCCATTATGACACCTTCACATAAGTTAATTTACAAAAATCATTTTCAAGTATAAACCCATTTTCAATTACAGTCAATTCAGACTTTTTAGGCCAATCACGATATGAAAACTCACCAGCGTTCCGAGTAGATTCAAACCCAAACTTAACAGTATCCTTATAACCAAGTTTACGAACACCCAAATCTTTTGGAGCACTTGGATTATCACCAGTAAATTCATGTGTGGTCTGGTAAGAATCACCGATAACTAAGCTGTTTTTAAATTCGTTTAATGTCATGTTTTTTACCTCTGTTTGTTTACTCAATATAAATATTATACCACAGTGAGCCGTAGATGCAAGCTATTTACGACTATAAACTCAAATAAAGTCCAGTTTCAACTTCAAAATATTCTTTCAGCATATCAAAGTACATACCGTTTGCTTCACCTTTAACAGTATACTTCATACCACGAATACTACCGAACTCAACATCATAAGTGTCCATATCATTCAGGGTGATTTTCACATAGTTTGCTTTGTTACGCGCCTTCATTGGGAAGCGAAAACTAACATAACGTTGTTCATCAGAACGAGCAAAGTTCTTTGCACCAATCATTGCTTTTAAACGGTTAGCGCCGTTGTTACTCATAGTCAGTTGGTCAAGTACAAGATTCGCGTCAAACATATTTTATTCCTCTGTTTTCTTACTCAATATAAATATTATACCACAGTGAGCCGTAGATGCAAGCTATTTACGAAAATAATTATATAAGGTCAAAATCTGGCTTAAAATATAGCACAAATGTGTGCATTAGGCCAAATCTCAGGCGATTTCAGAGGGTTTTGTGGGGGTTGGGAGTGAATGTACAATATATAAGCCCTTAACCTACATAATGGCCAATATATTGTACATTATTGATGAAAACACCCTTAATGGGTACAATTCGGTACACTACATAATCCGACTGAAATTACCATCCAGTTTAATTTCCAATTGTGAGCGGAACTTATCTGATAATTTATCAGGTGTATGTGATACCACAAATACATTGGTATTCTTCATAGATGGAATCAAATCAACAAATGAATCAATACCACTTTGGTCTAATGATGAATCAAAAACTTCATCCATGATTAACAGATTAGTATCCATTGCGTTTTTCATCTTTGCAATATCGCGCCATGTTAACATGATTGCTAAATCAATACGCAACTTCTGACCTTCACTAAAACTTTCATAACTGTAGGTATCCATGTACCGTGCCAAAATAGTTTCATTGAAT